ACGCCATGATTTAAGCGTGATTGTTGAATTTGTCGGCTGATGCTGTCACTCTCTATTCGGGAGCTGATACGCGGCTCCCAGAATCGGGAGCAATAAAATGAACGAAGCAGCAATTGTGATCGCAATGGTCATCGCTGGAGCCTTATGGGCTGTCATGGCTTATTCGGTCGGATTTAAGGAAGGCCAGCGACAAGGCTATACACGCGGCCGAGCTGTATCTCGCCACATCTCTCAACAACCATCAATCATTGCATTGCCATCTGACATTAAATTTAGTGATGATCAATTAAAAGCTGTGTCACGCCACATCTCTGAGCTTAATAAGAAGGTGAACAACTAATGGCCGGATTTCTAGAAAACTACGAAGGCAACAAAGAGCGCACAGATCGCTGGATCAAGACATTTCCACAAGGCCGCTTGGAAGCTCACATCATTGAATTCAATGCAGAAAAAGGCTATGTGCTGGTGCAAGCTAAGGCATGGCGCAACCAAGAGGAAACAGAGCCGGCCGGCATTGATTACGCTTTTGGCTATCGTGAAGCTTTCAATCCGAACATGAAACGCTGGTTTTGCGAGGATACGACAACCTCAGCTTTGATGAGAGTGATGGCCTTGGTGATGGGTGGCACAGAGAAAGCTACAAAAGAAACCATGGAGCAAGTCAAGGTCAATGATGCGACCAAGCCACAGGATTATGACTATTGGACAACCAAATTTGGTGATGTGCCAAGCTACAAAACAGCTGATCAAGCCGAGCAATCAGGCATCCCATCACTCGGATCATCGATGGATGAGATTGCCAAGCAATTGGGCGGCGAGCTCGTACAAGAGGCACCGCAATGCTCACACGGACACCGCATTTGGAAGCAATCACATGATGGAGCACCAAAATCATGGGGCGGCTACTTTTGCACAGAGCGCACAAAGGCAACCCAATGCACACCGCTTTGGTATGTCTTACGCTCAACCGGCAAATGGGAACCACAGGTGTAATGATGAATTTCATCAAAATCACAGAGGATTTTTGGATCGGTGAAGTTGAACATTTTCCCGAGGAAGCAAGACAATTATTAAAAGATGAATTTGCAAAACGCGGCATTGTTCTCGCCTTGTTTGGGAGATGGTAATCATGAGCGACTATGTTGAAATCATCTATCCTCAAGAGATGATGGCCAAGCTGATGTGCAATGGCGAAATCGTTGAGGAATACAAAATTGAGCAATGCGACAAATGCTCACAACTGAGAAAGCTTGACAAATTTGGATACCAAAAAGGTTATGACTCAAAGGACAACATCATTTGGTTTTGTGGTGAGTGCCGATGATCACAAGAATTGAGGAAATCCAATGCATCATTTCAGCTGTGGAACATTGCAAGGATCGCAATGCAGATCATGCGACCAGATGGCACAAAACACCATCTTGGTTTGAGTATGTGGCACAGATGGCCGAATCAATGGCAGCTGAGTGGATTGTGGCAAAGCGATTGGGTTATGAGTACAAGCCGGGCACCACATGGGATAAGTCAAAAGCCGATGTGGGCGAGCACATTGAGGTCAAGTGGTCAGCCAATCCGGACAGCAATCTATGGATTCAGGATTCAGATCGCCATGATCGCGACATTGCCGTGCTGGTGGTTGGCCAGACACCCAAAATGCACATCGTTGGCTGGATGCCGGTGGCCGTAGCTAAGAAACCACGCTACCGAAACGCATCACAAAACAATTGGAGCGTGCCACAAATTAACCTGCAACCCATCGAAACACTTATGAGGAGCAACTATGCACATCCTGCAATTTGATTGTTCAATCTGCAAAAAGCTTTACGGCAAGGCCAAGCAACGCCACGGCCTCAAGAAAGGTGCTGAACTTACAGAGCATGAGTGGTTTGCTCAATGCATGGGATGTGGCACATTTGGGATCAAGCTTGTCGATGATGACAGGATTGAGGAGCTTTCAGATGCCAAGCTATGAATTCAAATGCGATCAATGCGGCACCATGGCAATCATCAATCGATCAATCGATGTTGATGGTGATGTGGATGCTGGCAATTGCATGGCGTGTGCGATTCCAATGACACGCATTTGGGCTGCAACACCAGCTGTGTTCAAAGGTAGCGGATGGGGTAGCAAATGAAAAAGTTATCCACAGGCTTTGTGCACAGGCTGTTGGAAACGCCCAAGCGCACGCTCAATGTTGCATCGTATTTGACTTTGTTGTTACGCTCCATGCTCGTGGGCGAGCCGCTGAGGCGGATAGCTCGCAAGCGATGCTTGGTGCTATTGGCCGGGCTATGTATTGCATCAGCAACACCTGCACAGGCCACACAAGATGCAACAAAGAAACCATCAATTGATTCATTGAAACTCTATGCACACTCAAGAATTGTCAATTGGCAAGAGATGAAATGCTTTGACATCTTAATCACAAAAGAAAGCAATTGGCGTGTTGAGGCAATCAATCCAAATGGCAACCACTTTGGCCTTGGCCAGATGCGTAACACAAAGTATCGAAACCTTGATGGCTTTCGCATGATTGATTGGAGCTTGAGGTACATCGATCATAGGTATCAAGGCAAGATTTGCAATGGAGCTTTGGCTCATTGGCGAAAGCATGGGTGGCATTGATGGCATATTCAAGCCAAAGAGCTAAGAACAGCACGCAATGGAAAAAGATCAGGAAGCGAATCATTGCAAGAGATCAAGGCATATGCGCTTACTGTGGAACTGAAAACGCAACCACAGTTGATCATGTGGTGCCGGTAGCCCGTGGGGGCGATGATAGTGAGTCCAACCTTGTTTGTGCCTGTGTAAGGTGCAATACATCGAAAGGAAAGAAAATGCCGTTTGATTTTTTTGAGCCTGTTTCCACAACCAAGCATACCCAAGGTCTGTTTGTACCCGAAAATGTCAGCGTGAGCCATGATTAGTGATGATCAGGTCATGATTGATACCAGACCGGTTCAAACAGGCTCAGATCGGCTCACATCGGTTTTTTCGCCTATATCTACACCACGAATCCACTCACCACTCAATGATTTGCCATCACGCGGCTTTGAGCTGATCGATTTTGCCGATCAGATCATCCCGGGCGGCTTTATGCCTTGGCAAAAATGGCTTGCTGAACACTCGCTCAAGGTGAAGCCGGATGGGAGATATCACCATCCCGTAACTGTGGCCAGCGTTGCGAGGCAAAATGGCAAGAGCACTTACATGATGGCAAGGATTATGATGGGGCTTTTTCATTGGCAAGAATCTTTACAGGTTTCCACAGCTCACAGATTGGTAACATCACTTGAGCAATTTCGATCCATTGTGCAGACAATTGAAAGCCATGACGATTTGGCCAAGCGCGTGAAGCGTATCCGCTGGCAACATGGAGCTGAGGAAATTGAAACGCTTGATGGGTGTCGTTTTATCATTAAAGCTGGTGGGTCAGCTGCTCGCGGTTTGAGTAAGCCGGAAACAGTACACATGGACGAAATCCGGGAAATGCATGACATGGAGACTTTTGCCTCAATGAGATATACATTGATGGCTGCCAAAAATCCACAGGTTAATTGCTTTTCATCAGCTGGTGATTCACACTCAATCGTTCTCAATCAATTGCGTGAGCGTGGTTTGGCAGCTGCATCGGGTGCATCTGATGATGTTGGCTATTTTGAGTGGTCAGCACCTACGGATGAGATCACATTGGAAAATGCAGCTTTTGCCAATCCCGGCCTCAACATAACAATCCATCCGGACAATATCCGAGCTGTTTTCAATGATCCACCCGATGTTGTAATGACCGAGGTTCTAAACAGATGGGTTCAGACAATTTCCAGCGTGGTGGGTGCCAAAGAGTGGCAAGCCTGTGGCGATGAGTCGATTGATCTGGATGAGGACAAGCTCACATGGATGGCGATTGATATTTCACCAGATCGCAGAAACGCTGCATTGGTTGCAGCTCAAAAGCTTGGTGATGAATCATTTATTGTGAAGCTGTTGCATACATGGGAAAACACAATCCAGCTTGATGATCGTGCGATTGCCAATGATGCCGCCTCATATTGTCGCAAATACCCAATTGAGCATTTGTTGTACTCAAGGCGAACAACAGGTGCAATTGCAGCTCGTTTGTTGCCAGCCGGTATCCCAATCCATGACATGGACAGCTCATACCCACAAGCTTGCGATGAGCTTTTGGGTGCGATCAATTCCGGGCGGTTAAAGCATCGCAATCAAGCTGCATTGACAGAGCAAATGCTTTCAGCCGTGCAATTGCGCAGAGGTGATGGCGGATGGGTTATTGGAAGGCGTGCCAGCCAATCCAGCGTGGCCGCTGCCGTGGCCGCTGCATTGTGCACACATTTTGCGAC